CTTGCGAATGCTTGAGCCACGGGAACTATATGGATGCCAGGGATTCCCGGACGATTACATCATTGACCATGATTATACCGGGAAGACATATCCGAGAAGCGAACAGGTGCGCAGATGCGGCAATGCAGTGTGTCCACCCATACCTGCAGCACTGGTAAAGGCGAATCTGCCAGAACTGTGTGTGGCAGAGCGAACACCGAACATGAGAATAGAATCAGAGCAGACCGGACAGCTCCGGTTTGCCTAGAACGGAGGAATAAAAATGAAAGTAAACTGGGAAAAGAGTGTCTTTACAATATTACCGACAGTGATAATCGTGCCAAAGAAGTATGCCATTAAGAAAAGAACTTATGTGGCTTTCGCCTGGCTATATTGGTGGATTGACCTGATGGAATAGAGCAAATCGGCTATAGCTTCGCCAGCAGTAATGCGGCGTGGCGGAAAGAGAGGATAAAAGATGCCTAGCAAAAAAGTTATGTACGAATGTAAGTATTGTGGTGAAGAGTACCAGAATTACGATGAATGCGAGGAACATGAAAAATCACATATTCGGAATTATGAGGATGCAGATACGGAAGAAATTATCGACGCATTGAAACGGGTGAGTGAATGTGCATATGGCTATCATATTGGCGGAATGGTGATGGGTATGCCGGTTACAAACTTTGAAGGTTTAATGACTGAAGCTGCAAAACGGTTGGAAGAGCATTTAAACTGACCTTTAACCGAGAAAGAGAGGAATAACAATGTGTAATTGCATGAATGAAGCAATTGAGAAAATTCAGAAAGCAGGAAGATACGAAAGCGTGGAAGCACCGACAGATCTTTTGTCTGGGAAAGCGTATCTGGAATTTGTGGTAAAGGAAAAAGGCAAGAAGAGAGAACGGAAGATGCCGGTGTTACTGCCGCGGTGTCCATTCTGTGGTAAGCCGTACGATGAAAAGCAGATGAAAGCGATTGATTAAGGAGGAAAATCATGAAAATTAGAGTTTCGATATATTTTGAAATTAAGGATTCGGAGATATTTGGCGGAGCGGGTTCCATTGGATATGCGGAGCAGAACATGGATTTCACGGTCGCAGAAGAAAAACCAAGGATTTTTGAAGAAAGTGCATACGACTATGTGGAAAAATCCATTGCAAACATGGCGAAAAGTTTAGGTGTGAGTGAGGAATGTATCAGGACCATCAACAAAGAGGAATATGAGGAAAATACGGGCACTGAGGAAGAAGAACTTTAACAGGGAAAAGGAGCAGTTATGAAAAAGAAAATTTTAGCAGCAATTTTAACAGCAACACTCTTGATCGCCGGATGCAGTGACATGGCAAACGTCAGCGCAGGGCAGGATAATACGATGGTATTGGTAGAAGGTTGGCGGGATTACGGTATCTATGCGGACAAAGACACAGGCGTCATGTATCTGGTGTATCAGCGGAATGGTACCGGATGTACCGTTATGCTCAATGCAGACGGGGCACCGAAGATTTGGCAGGGAAAAGAATAAAATATTGGAGGATATTGGCTTATGAAGTTTTCAAAACTGACTAAGCCAGAACTTGAAGTAATTATTGAAAACGCCAATTTTACGGAGCAGGAAGAGGAAATATTTTCTCTTCTTGCCCGCGGATTTATACCAAAAGAAATATCAATGAAAATTTGTATTCCGCTAAGAACAGTAGAAAGGCGTATCTTTGATATAAAGCAAAAAGTCAAGAGATTGGAAGGTGATTTAAACGGAAAATCTTTCTAAGAGTGAATTGTTGAATTTTGCCATTGAAAATGGTATTATCGACATAGACACCATTCAGGAAAAAATTGAGATGAACGAAAGAAAGAAATTTATTGAAAAACACAATTATAGCATTTGGGAAGGAAAAGACGGTAAGTTTTACACATATTTGCCAGATGAAGAAAGCCAGAGAGGGAAAAAACTTGTAAAAAGAACATCTGAAAAGGCGATAGAAGACGAGATAGTGAAGTTTTATAAAGCCATGGAAGATGAACCGACAATCAGCCAAGTATATTCTAGCTGGATTTCTGAAAAATTGGAATATGGTGAAATAACAAGGCAGACAAAAGACAAGTACGAGACAAATTTTAAAAGATTTTTTGAAAATAAGTATTTGCCGATTGCAAATAGAAAAATCCGGTATATTGACGAAGAAATATTGGAATCATTCATAAAAACAGCTATTTCAAAGCTGGAACTTACGCAGAAAGCGTACTCCGATATGCGGATATTGATTAACGGAATTTTCAAATATGCAAAGAAAAAACATTATACCAGCTTAAGCATAACCAGTTTCATGGGTGATTTGGAAATTTCGGAAAAGTCATTTAAAAGGAATCATAAGTCTGACAACGAATTAGTTTTTTCTAAGGATGAAGAGCTTTTGATTGAACAATTCATAATGGAAGACCAACCCACATTGATTGAGCTTGGAATTATCCTGGCATTTAAAACTGGATTGAGGGTTGGAGAAATATCCACTCTTTCATGGTCAGATATTGAAGAAAATAAGATACATATATCAAAGACAGAAATACGATACCGAGATGATGGTGGCAAATATGTGTTTGATGTTCAGAATTTTCCAAAGAGCGATGCTGGATTTAGAGATGTTATAATTACCGAAGATACCAATGAACTTATGAGAAAAATAAAAATGATTAACCCTTTTGGAGAATATATTTTTATGAAAAAAGGTAAAAGGATAAAAGGACAAGCATTTACAAGACGTTTATATGTGATTTGCGATAAGTTAGGAATTTTTGAGCGCTCAATTCATAAGGCGAGAAAGACATATGCCACAAAACTAATAGATGGAAATGTTCCAGAGTCAGTAATAAAAACTCAAATGGGTCACACTGACATTAGAACAACGCTTGACCATTATTATTTTAATAATAAAACAGAGAGTGAGATGCAAGAATACATTGCGAAAGCACTATCAATGTAAAAGGTAACACGAGGTAACACCTTTTGGTGTAAAGAAACCTAGTATTTATGCGGGTTTGCGGGGTTTGATACCGAGTTCAAATCTCCCTTCCGCTACTTTATTTTTGTTTAAGAAAACCTTGTGAAGCCTTGATTTTACTGGAAGAAAGGAGATTCTGAATGGTGCCTTTTCTGAAAGTAAAAATCAAAGGTAACACCAAAGGTAACACGAACAAACGTACGAACGCTTAAGGCGTTCTTTTTTTATTGCAATTTTGGCGGTGATACGGCGGGAAACAGGCGTTATTTAGACGGTATTCTGGCGGTTTTACCGTCTTTTTTTATGCCACAATATAAGCAAAGGGAGGGATGATAATGTTTTCTGACGATGTTCTTGAGAAAATTTTTGCCAGAAAAGAATTGCAATCATTAGATTTGTCAACGCAGTCATCTATCATTCACGCAATCGAGGATGTTTTGGAGGAGGTTGAAGAAAATGAACATGAACGGAGTTTATCCGGCACCGGGATATAGTCAGCAAATTCCTTATCAGGCATCATATGGGTATAATCCATATGGTAATCAGCAAAGAATTGAACAGCCGCAAAATTATTTTCAACCGGCGCAAACACAGCAAATTCAGCAGACACAAATGACGCCTATTGGAATAAATGGGAAAATTGTGCCTTCTGTTGAAAATATTACTGCAAACGATGTGCCGATGGATGGAAGCGTGGCGTTTTTCCCAAAGCAGGATATGTCGGAAATATACGCCAAAAGCTGGAACTCAGATGGTACAATCCGCACAATCGTTTTTAAGCCTGTTTTAAATGATATGACTAACAATTTATCGCATGAGACGGAAAAAATGAAATTTGACCTATCAGACGAGTGCACAGGTGCATTTATGCAGAAGTTCGATGAACTTTTTGGAAAAATTGAACAGATAGAAAACCGATTAGATAAACTTCCTAACGGTCAAAGAAAAACTTCACAGGTAAAAAAGGAGAGTGATCCAGAGTGAACCCAATGCAGGCAATTTTAAATCAAATGGTAAATTCCCCACAGGTACAGAATAATCCAATGGCTAAAAATGCCATGCAAATGTATCAAAACGGAGACAGAAATGGCTTAAAATCAATGGCAGAAAACCTTTGTAAAGAAAGAGGAATTACAGTAGATGAAGCAAAGCAAAAGGTTATGAGTATGTTTAATCATTAGTACATTTTGGGTTGCGCGCACAATAACCGGTTATCCCATTTGTAAATAAATCAGATGGAGGTAAACAAAATGTTTAATGGAAACGCATCTCCTAGTCTTGCTGATATTGCAGCAGTGACAGGAAACGGAAGAAACAATGATGGTATGTGGGGCGGCGATGGCTGGTGGGCTATCATTATCTTCGCTATGATTTTTGGCTGGGGCGGCTTTGGCGGCAATGGCTGGGGAGGAAACGGAGGTATGGGTTCAACAGCATCTGCATACACTGACTCCGCAATCCAGCGTGGATTTGACACACAGGCTATCATCGGAAAGTTAGATGGTATCACAAATGGTCTCTGTGATGGATTTTACGCACAGAACACTGCTATTATGAACGGTTTTCATGGTGTAGACAATGCAATCTGCAACCTTGGCTACCAGACACAGCAGGGATTTAATACCACAAACGTGACACTTATGCAGGCGCAGAACGCTTTGCAGTCCCAGATGGCAAATTGTTGCTGCGAGACCAGAGAGGCTATCCAGGGTGTGAACTACAATATGGCGCAGAACACCTGTGCGCTGCAGAACACCATGAACAGCAACACGAGAGACATTATTGACAGTCAGCAGGCAGGAACAAGGGCAATCCTTGATTACCTGTGCCAGGAAAAGATTTCTTCCTTACAGGCAGAAAATAACGACTTAAGAAGAGCCGCTTCACAGGATCGCCAGTCTGCATTGCTCACTACTGCAATGTCGGCACAGACCCAGCAGATCATCAACGCTGTAAATCCAGCTGCAATCCCGGCATATGTTGTGCCAAATCCTAACGCTTATGCGTATGGTTGTGGATGCAACACAGGATGTAGCTGCTAAAAGTAGTTGCTACACAAAATTGAATAATTGAGTATCTTAATTGAGTTTAACTCGACTATGTCTGCAAAAGCAGTATTACTTATAAGCGCAAAGGGCAGACTGAAATATGTTTGCCCTTTATTTCATGAATAGGAAGGTAGAATACATGGACGAAATTAAAAATAAATTTATCGAAGCAATCAAAAAGATTGATTTTGAAAAGCTTAACATTTCGGAGCTTAAAACTCTTGCGGAAATAACTGGATCAGTAGAAAAAATGGCAAAAAAAGATTATTCTGAGCTATTGATGGAAAAATTTTCTCCAGACCACGGATTTGTTTTTTCGAGCTCCGATACAAAAACAATAGCAGAATTAAAATAAGGAGGTCATATTATGGCAGAATTTACAGGAATTGCATTACAAACAGTTGCACAGGGCGAAGATGTAGCACTTACAGAAACTCCGGTATGCGCAACAAAATGCATTGTTCATAGACAGGGAAGCGGCATTGTTAAATTAAGAGGACTTACAAATCAGTGCCGGGCAAGATTTTTGGTATCTTATTCCGGAAACATTCAAATTCCTACAGGTGGCACAGTTGAAGCTATTTCACTGGCTATTGCAATTGATGGAGAACCGTTGCAGTCAACTCGAATGATTGTTACACCGGCGGCAGTTGAAAACTTCTTTAACGTTTCGGCGCAGGCATATGTGGACGTTCCTCGCGGTTGCTGTGTTACGGTAGCGGTACAGAATACGTCTGCGC